TCAACAATGCGGTTATACTCCGAAGTGTTTTCAAGATAATGAGTTCCGTCCGTATTTTGAAACACTAAACGATCTTTCCCACCTCTGTATGAATAATCAAGATTTCTTTCTGAACCGTAAATATAAGCCCGGGTAACGGTGTTTTGATCATCTACAGGCTCACGGCTCAACTCATACAACCCCTTGCCTTTACCGACTTCAAAAGTCAATCCCGTTGCGCTTTCAATTGTTAAGGCTGTTGAAATAACCTTATCTATAATTGAATATTCGCAAAGAAATTCAGTGCAAAGCGTATCTAAGAATTCTTTACAGTTTCGCCCCGACAAAGTGAGGGTTTTACTTACCGTTGTAAGCATTGCGCCCTTTGACCACCCCGCATGAATAACATTAATATTTGATAAAAGAAGGTCTATAAAGTCAGATAGTGTTCCGGAAAGTGAAAATATGGAATTACCATTGAATAAAACTAGCTTATCCAAAAGCTGATAAACAGGCCCTTCAAGCTGTATGTCGTACTGGTATTCTACTATTGAGGTGCTTTTATCCTTAACTGGCCTGTTCAGCTCATATTTTATGCCGCCTACAAGCGTATAATCACCAACCAATAAGGGTAAAATTGAGGATCTCGTAATTTGAACAGATATCAAATCTTCTGCCATCAACTTCTTTGAAAGTGAGGTCTGACCATCAATTACAAGATCGTATATCTCAACTGCATTTCTATATATTTTCATGATCTTAAGTTTAGTGTGAATTGACAGGCTTGTTCAGTAATACCCGATACATTGAACCCTCCCTTTAAATATACATTTTGAGTGGTAAGGTCGGGAAAAGTCAATATTTTGAATCCGGGTTGTGACAAAAGGCCGTGAAGTCTACCCATTTTGTTGGTCAGGTCTGCCAGGTTATCGGCTATCATCGTACAGCCCAATCTTATTTCTTTGGGTTGCCGGTATGAGGAATTAGAATAAAAGGCAGTCGTACCAACTTCGATTCTGGCAGGGGTAGAAAGTTTTCCGGACATTTGATTAACAGTTATCCCAAAATCAGTTTTTAGGTTGTACCCTGCAAGTTTATACCCAGTGCCGGCTGTTATCGTTCCCGGGGAAGTGGGAAATAAAACAATGGGCTGCCTGAGTTTAATTTTAATTTCTATTGCGGTGTCATTCCATTCTGTGACTTCCATTTCACCAGTCATGTAAACGGCAAATATCCCGACCCGGGTTTCAAAAGATAGCAGGCCCGATTTGCAAAGCGTAACCAGGCTATTCAGGTTTGTGATAAGTGCGGCTCTTGTAGAGGCTTTCATTATTCCATTGAATGCTATATCCCTACCCTCGAATTCCAAGTCCGCCGCAAGTACAAAGCTTTCAATTTCAGTTCCCCATACATGCTCAGTAACTCCCTTGCGACTAGGGAAATCAAATACTCCGGTTACGGCCAGTGATTGCCCCGAAAACTGAATGGGTGTAATTCCTAAAGTTGAAAGGTCTATGTTGTTTATTTTGTAGCTCATAATCTGCTAGATGAAGATACCATTTTACTATCCATGCTTTTCAGGCTTGCTTTCATTTCTGCCAATTGATCCGTATTATCAGCCGTCCTGAGTGTGTTGGCTGCGATATTTAGCAATGTGGCAGAGGAAGCTTTACTCATTTCCAGAATGCCCCGTATGTCGATATTGTTCCGGTTCCAAAGGCCTACAAGTTCGGTGGCGGTGTCTTCGTTTATGGCTGCCGATATTTTGCCCTGCATTGAGTTGTCAGGGGTATTGATTGGTGTTTTTGGTATTCCTGCTGCTGTAAATGCTGCATCTGTCAGGCTTAATCCTGTCTTTCCAATATTATCATACTCTTTTCTGGATGCTTCTGCCTCTATATCGGTAAGTACTCCATCGCTCATGTAGTCTACGAAGTTCGCATACCACGTTTTAATCATTGGGTCTAATGTGCTATTTACCAAGGTATTTACAATCGCATTGCGCATATAATCCTCGAAATTATCGGCAATGTCTTCAAATGTGGTATCAGTACTTAATAACAGATCTTTCAATGAGTCTTTTGCGGAATCAAAAGATAACCCAGCCAATGCCTCCCCTAATGCTTTTGTCGTGTCCTCGATTTCTCCCTTACTATCTATGATGGTTTGAAGATAGCCTCTGGTTTTGTCATCTATCTTTGCCCATGCCTCTGGTACTTCTTCTTTTATTTGATTTAGTTGTTCGGGCGACATTGTAAATAATTGGCCTATTCCACCCTTCGAGTTGGAAAAATCAACGCCAATTGCATTAAGTTCTTTTGAATATCCTTTTAAATCATTCTGTAAATTATAGCCGATTGAATGTGAATGTTTAGCTCTTGAAGCCAGATACTCCTTACCTAAATTTCTGGTAGCCTCAATTTGCTTATCAATGAGTTCAATGGCCTTTTCAGCCTCCGACACAGCGGCCTGCCCTGAGAATTCAGCAATCAAATCTTTGTGAGTAGCGATTACATCCTTCATTGTGGACATCAGATCATCGTAATAGTCGATTACCCCCTGAGAAAGTTCTTTACTACCTCCCCCGAAGATAGCGGCCACCATATTAACATATCCGGTAACGGTTTTTATGCCTCCGGTGATTAAGCTCATGGGTTTAGTGATATCTATACTGGCAAGGCCGTCCATGGTTTGCCCGAAGCCGTCAAGTGCTTTTTTAGTACCATCACTTATACCAACCCCTAAATTTTCAAGCATATCTACTATATCCTTGCCAGCACTTACAAGTTGTTGACCTTCATTCCCGATTTTGTTTACAGCCGAATTCATCTTTTTTAATGATGCCGCCTTGTTGTTCTGGGAATCGGTAAGGTTTTTATTTGCAGTTGTCAAATCCTTAACTGAGCCGTTGCCGGATTTAGTCAGGTCATTAAGTATTTTCTGAGCCTCTATTACAGCATCACAGGCTATTTTATATTCTTCATAACCTGTTTTAAGTTCCTTGATTGGTGTGCGGTCTGATATGGCTTCATTTAGCTTTGTGAAGGCATCGGTAACAACTTTTAAATCTTCTTTTGAGATACTACCCCCTGCACTTGTTAAGTATTGCGCAACCTTTTTTCTAAAGTCATTTAGTGAATCGGTTGATACTTTGTCCAAGTCTCCGAAGATAGAAGCCCAATCAATGTTTTTCTGAAAGTCATCGAGCGAAAGTTTAGAAGAAGCATTTTTCCAATCTTCTTGAAGTTTTGCTATTGCCTGATTTTTTCCCTCGCCTTCGGGTAGTGATTGTAAGGCCAATAAATCAGCATTGTATTTTTTGTCAATCTCTGTTTTTTTGGCTGTGAAATCCTGGTATTGTGCCAGTAAATCCTTGATCAGTTTGGCATTTTGTGCCGTGTCAACGATCCCAAAAGTCGTGGCGGCTTCTGTTATCCGGTTTTTATTTTCAGGTGACAAATCATCAGCTGAATTAGTAATGGGTTTAAATACGCCTTTAGAACCCAATTGCTCCCATTTATCACGTTCCAATTGCTGTTGACCTTCAATTAGTTCTTGCGCTAACTTTGCCCCTGCGAGCTTTTCTTTTTCACCATTGAGCTTTAATTGCTCCTGACTTTTTACAAAACCATCTTCTTTGATTGATAATAAAGATTGCTGATTTTCTAATTCTGCAGTTCTTTGATCGAGTGCTGTTTTTTTATTGGCATTGGTAACTTTTAACGCTGCATCCGCTATTTCCTGAGCAGTTTTGATGGCAGTTTTGGCCTGCTTGTCTGCTTCCTTAATTCCTAATTTATCTTTAAGATCCTTAATTTCTGCCTGTTTGTCTTTGATGGATTCTAAAGGCGCTTTGTCTTTCCCGACTTCAAAAGATTTAGTTTCCAGTTCTGCCAATTCTTTTGTGGCCTGAACTAATTGAAGGCGAAGTTTAACGCGTTCTTGTTCGGCTGTAATGAATTCTTTTTTATTCGGATCGTTTGGCTTTTCTGATTCAGGATTCAAGACCGCCTGTTGATCTTGCCTGTACTGGTTCATTATGCCCCTAGCTTCCTCAGTGGCTTTCTGTTGTCCAAGTATAGCTATGGTGATCTTCTGAATATCCCCTGCAACGCCTATGGCCTTGTACGAATTGGAATTGCCCCTATCATCTAAAAGTCCAAGCTGTGACATGATGTTGGTCCGTGCCTTAGCTCCCATCTCAGAAGTTAACCCTTGATCTTTTGATTTTTCGATGTAATCGGCCAATAATTGCTGAACCAAATATTTCTTTGTTCCTTCAAACTTTTCAATAATATTCTTTGATGATTCTTCGATATTGGTATTGGCCTCGGTATTGATATCGGCCTCGATTGTCTTTTGAGTTTTAAGGATAATATTTTCTTTCAGCGCCTTATTAACTTCCAATTGAGCATCTTTGATTTTACCCAGTGAATCCAGTTCTAAATCCATTTTGGGGATATATTCACCGTATGAGCTGATTAGTTGTTTTTTTACGGCCTCATATTCCTTTGTTCCTTTTTTCGCATTTTCAAGGGAATAGAACAACCCATCGGCTTTGTCCTTTTCATTGGCCAGCTCAATGTTCATTTTTGAAGTGGCCTTTTCTAATTCAGTCTGATAGGTGATATATTTGTACGTTCCGTATGCCAGTGCGCCAATGGCAACGGCTGCTATTATATAAGGATTGATAGACATTGCTGCATTTAAAACTCCCTGCGCTTTTGCACTTGCGTATTGTGCGAACGTAAGCTTAGTTAATACTCCAGTCATACTGAAAACAGATGCGGCCGCCTGCGCTGTATGAAAACTTTGAGCAACACTAGTTACAATAATAGCTGCTTTATATGCTCCATAAGCTATTACCAACCCTTCCAATGTCTTTCCTATTTCCTCATAATTGGCAACCATAGAACTCAACCCAGAGATACCTCCATAGATCAATCCTTCGTTTGATTTGCCGATATCGTTCAGCATCGCCTGCCATTTATCCGTTAAGTTGCTGATTTGACCTGTAACCGATGCGTTTTGCCGTTCCATCATGTTATAGAACTTTCCACCCTCACCCGACATTGATTGAAAAGCTTTTGTCACCATTTCAGCGGTGATTTGTGAGGCTGTGACCATATCGGTAATTTCACTCTTTGATTTTCCAAGGGTTTTGGCAAGTTCGTCCATTAGTGGAATTCCGGCCATGGCAAAGTCACGAAGTTCACGGCCTTGTAATTTTCCAAGTGTCATCACCTGACCGTAGTTGATCGCTACACGGGAAATAGGAACACTTACACCGGCTGCCACGTCTCCCAATGATTTCATAGTTGACATTACGTCACCAGTGGCCACGCCCATAGCCATAAGCTGCTTGATATTTGAAGCTACATCGGTTAAGGTGAAAGGTGTTTTCTGGGCAAATACAATAGCTTCCTGCATGAGCTTATCGGCCTTATCTTTACTTCCAAGCATTACCTCAAAGGCAATACCCAATTGCTGGAACTCACCACGTACCGCGATAATCTGCTGACCTAACCTGGCGGCAAAATTGATAGATAGATATGCACCGGCCGCAACAGTCATTGAATTTATGGCCTGTTTAAACCCGTTTTCCATTATTGCCCCCTGTGCTACCCCTTCACTGCCAATACTTTTTAAAAGTGCCTTACTTTTGGCTGCATCGGCTGCAAGTTTAGTATTATCAAGTCCGACTGAAAAGTTGATTGATCCGTTATCGTTATTCATGGCTTTATCCGTATAATTCTTTTCTTACCTCATCCCTATTTTTGGGATCATCCGCATTGATTGTTTTATTGTCTGTCTCCCCTGTCTTTTGATCATCGTAACTTGGAAGGACTGAACTGTAAAGGATCGTATTTGCATAACTCATTTCATAAAGGACATAATCAGGTGTGAGGGTGTATCCTTTGGCCACCCCTGCAACTACTGCCCAGATTGAATCGTTTCCGCCTGTTTTGTCGCCTTTGTCAGATTTATTCCTATGAGGAAACTCGAAGTGCTGAAAAAAAAAGAAATTTGTAACCCTCCCAGAAGTTTAAAGACCATTTCGTTAAGGTCTAAAGGGTTTATATCTTCAAGTATTTTAGTTGCAAGTTCGGCTTGTTCATTGATCTCTTCGTCCTGAGTGGTGGGGATAAAGAAATACAGTGGTTTACCTTTAACTCTTCGTGTAACCCTTGTTTTTATCCTTTTTGCGCCTAGAATCATCACCGCGACAATATCGCCCAATACTTTACAGTCACGCGCTATTTTAAGGCTTTCGGCTGCTACATCGGATGCGTCAAGTGCTATCTGTGGCATTTGCGCAACTAATTCAGAAACGAGTATTAATGTGGCTGTCGATGGTGGGGCAACCATGTATGTTTTATCTCCTATAATGACATTTTGCTCTTTTTCAAGGATAGTGTCCGCTACTTTTGATTCGATGGTTTTTTTCATTTGATTAATGTTTTGATTTTGTGAGTGATAAAGGATTTGAACCTTTGACCCGTTTCTTTTTGGGTGCTTTCGCGACCTGTGCTCTGCCAACTGAGCTAATCACTCATTTTTAAAAGTAAGCCCGTTCAAACATGACGGGCTTAAAAGATTTATGGTGCAGTGTAAGGTTTTACGCTCTTACCTGTTGGAGGAACCAACACATCAAAAGTGTATTTTAACATTTTACCATCTTTAGAATTCCATGATTCTTCAACCGAGGCGGTGGAATTGTCGATCAAAAACCCTTCTCCTAAAACATTTTCAGGGGTAAGACGAACGGCAAAATCTCCAACGATCACACCGTCATTATCCGCAATTGGTCTGGTAGCTCCAGCGTTTACAAATACTTCCAATTCAAAGACGTACGTGTTCTTTGCTGTTTTAGAGGCAACTACACCACCGCCCTCTTCTTTGGCTTCCGTTTTAGCCCCTTTCGTTGGGGTTAATTTTGCAGTGTCTTCTTTTATCGCTGGCATTGAAGTCCATACGGTTATTGCCGTAAGTGATGAAGGTGCAAATTCTACTTTGGGTTTTCCCCATGCTAATACTACACTCATAATAATTATTTTTAAAAGGTTATTTTTTGAAATTTGATTTTACAATTGACAAAATGCTGTGGAATGTTTTCTGCTTGAAAAGTCTGGACAATAGCACCAAGTGAAAAACGGTATTCGTTAGGTATTAAACTTTGAATCAAAGCATTTGCCATGATTTCCAAAGCTGTACATCTGGATCCATTCTTTACAAGTTGTCCAGATCCGTTATCAATGTCAGGCACATAGATATTAAGATTTAGCGCCCCTGTCTGAATTTGAGCATCTAAACCAGTCATAAACGAAACGATAGCATCCTCTTTAATGGAAGTTACAGGTCTCATTCCATCTTTATAGATCAACCCTGTTATAGAGGTTTTAAGCGCACTTGCTGAAATTATTACATAAACATCCTTCTCTATTTCTCCACCTGTTTTACTGCTCATCTTGTGAATCCTAACTGTTTCATTAATGAAGGTACCAACTGTTCAGCCATTAATTCAGCAGATGTTAAAACATTCAGGTTTCTAGCTTCCACGGCTGCCGCATAATTCATTCCTGCCACAACAATAAGAACAATGCCATTAGGGAAGTCTGCTATGAGTTTTTGTAATTGCCTTTCACCTGCGGCTTTTCCTTCCCATCCATCTTCTTTCATATCGAATACAGAACCATTGACAGGATTACCATTTCTGACTACTACATAACCGATTGAGCTAGTAAGATTGCCAGTTTGATCTTGATAGGTATGCCATTCCTTTGCATTTTTGGCACACGTTTCACCGATATAGTTAAAGGTCTTGATAATGGCCTTTTCACGTTTATCAATCTCACGCATTAAGAATGCATTGATATCACCATCAGGCGTAGTTTGTTGAATTCCCATCACACGGTAATTTTTACGCGGTTCGCGATGTTTAGAAACTGAATGGCCTGAACCTGGAACTCTCCCATGTCTTTACCCCTTTCGGTAGTCATTCTGATAATGTCAGCATCAAAAGCCCTCATTTCAATCAGGATTTCAAAGGTTGGCATTGAAAAAGTGCGATCCTTGTATTTCCTTTTGTTGATATTTGGACCTATAAAGCATTCGATAGGATCACTCCAAGTGCCGGTAACTGGTATAGGGTCTCCATTTTCATCAATGCCCCCACCTGTTACAGTTTTATATGAAAGCGTTCCGTTAGTAATCATTTGCTTATACTTTTAATTTACCATGATTGAGGCGCTTTGCCCCTTGGAATGATAATCTGCTTGCCGATGGTTTCTGCTTTTTCGGGTTCTCCATTTTCACGGTAAAGCCTACGGGCAGTTTCATTGTACCAAGTTCGCGGATAAGCTTTTGATATACCGGATTCAGTGAAATCTGGCAACCCTCCAACCATCAAATACAGGTCAGCAGCTACCAGATTGGCTACTACTTTCATATCAACAGAATAACTGTCCGCCCCTATTATGGAGCGGTCAGTTAATACCTTGTCGATATAGCTTTTGCATTCAGCTAAGCCAGGAAAAAGCAATATGGTTTCACGAAGTGTCATTACTCTGTGACTTCCTCGCCTAAGAACATTGCAGGTACTTTGTCGGTACCTTCAGTATCTTCGCTACCGCTCCATGCTACTGCATCAGCTTTTAGGATGTACATTGTGTCAGGATCATTTACCACCGGAAAGGCATTGGCTTCCGCTTTTGTCCATTCTTTGAAAGGTTCCAATTCAGACCATTTCTGGATGAATACGAAATCAGTTTTAATGGTAGTAGCGATTTTGTTCACTTCTGCTGATCCTTCAGCTGCAATAGGTCCATGTTGAATGTCTCCAACATTGATATCCTCCAGGAAACAGATACGTTTACGTTCCCATGGATTAACAGTGGTACGTCTATGCGCTTTGTCCTCAATTCTGACAGAAGGGCTTACAGTAATGATCTGGATAGGGCTTTCTTGCGCTCCCAGGTAATCATTGATCACCTGTTTAGTGATAGTGACGGTAGTTTTTAGGTTAACCCACCCTTTCACCGCATCAATAGTAGACTTTTGTTTTTTCAGTAAAGA